CTTGGTTAAAAGACCATAAGATTAAATGGGAACATCATTTTGTTCCTGGTAAGAAATTCAAGAAAGACTATGCCAAGAAAGGTTATGTCTTGATTGATGACACCAAATCTACCATTGAAGAATGGGTCGATGAGGGTGGAATCGGTATATACCATACCGATTGGTTGACAAGTATTGACATTCTAAAAACATACTTGACAAAGTGATTTTATTATGATACAATACGTTTTCATTATGAGTAAGTGAACATTCCGTTAATAATCCGTTTATATTCCGTTAATAAGAGGTAATAAAATGAGTTCTTTTTCAAATCTAAAGCGTCAATCTGGTAATCTAGAAAAACTCACTAAGGCTATGGAAACTGTGTCTAGTGATTACGGTAATCGTAACGAAAACTACTGGAGACCAGAAACCGATAAGGCTGGTAATGGTATGGCAACATTCCGTTTTCTACCTGCACCTGCTGTTGATGGTGATGAGGCGCTTCCATGGGTTAAGGTATTCTCTCATGGATTCCAAGGACCGGGTGGATGGTTTATTGATAACTGTCTAACAACCAAAAACGAAGCGTGTCCTGTTTGTGAACATAATTCTACTCTGTGGAATTCTGGTATTGAAGCAAACAAGGATATAGTTCGTAAACAGAAACGTAAACTTAACTACATTGCTAATGTTTATATTATTTCTGACCCTAAACATCCAGAAAATGAAGGTCAGGTTAAACTGTTTAAGTTTGGTAAGAAAATCTATGACAAGATTACTGAAGCAATGAACCCTGCATTTGAAGATGAAGTTAAATTCAATCCATTTGATTTGTGGACTGGTGCTAACTTCAAACTGAAAATTCGTAAGGTAGATGGGTATCCAAACTATGATAAGTCAGAATTTGAATCTGTTTCTATGTTATCTAATGATGATGCAAAATTAGAAGCAATTTGGAAATCTGAACATTCCCTTTTGGAACTTGTTTCTGATAAAGAATTTAAGACTTATGAACAACTCAAGGCCCGTCTTGATAAAACATTGGGTCTGAATGGTTCACCAGTAAAAGCAAAAACTACTGTAGAACAGATTAGAGAATCTGCACCAAAGAAAATAGAAGATGATGCCCCTTGGGTAGATAATTCTACTATTGATGATGATGATGACCTGTCTTACTTCAAGAAGTTTGCAGATTTAGATGATTAATATCTAATACTAAAAACCCCGCTTCGGCGGGGTTTCTTTTTAATGTCGAGAATAATTAACGGCAGCATTTTGTTTTAATTTATCATCTCTCACTTTTGTCGATTTCGCGTCGAGTAGTGAGGGTTTCCCACTACCCTTCATATTAATATTATTCACTCCACTACTGATAATACGTTCTTTATTACTATCAGTTGATGTTGCAACCGGTGTTGCTAAATCAGGAGTAGATGCAGGAGGAAGCAACATACTCAAATCACGATCAGTTCTTCCACGGGCGTCTTGTTCTCTGTTATACTCTGGGCGAAGGTCTTGTCCTCGTGGATTTATAGGAGTTACTGGAGCTTGTGGTATATTATTAGGGTCAGGTAATGTAAATTGCGGCGATTCACCAGAATCACCCCTACCTATTGCATCTAAAATCATTCTTCTAATACCAAGAGGTATGCCCATATTTTGAAGAATACTTTCCGGTGTCGCATCCTCTACAACATCTGGAAATCTATCTGAATTCATAAGGAATCTTTCTTGACGACTGATACCAAATCCAGATTGTTCTTTTGCTTTTAATGCACCTGTAATAGTTTCTAATATAGATTTTTGTAGTTGTTTTAATTCTTCTTTTTTTCTTTGGAAATCTTCACTTGATTCTGGTATTCTAATCATACCTTTCATTAATTGACTTAATTTCTTATAGTCGTTTTGTAATTTTGATCTTTCTTGTTCAGTTAAATCAATAGTCATGTTTCTGGATAATAATCCTTCATTACCCGGATCAGCAATTGCAAATTCCCTTCTTCCTCCAGCTCTTTGTCCTCCTGCTTTACTTTTATCTAAACTTTCAACATTTCTATCTGCTTCTATTAACTGTCTGGTATATTGAGTTCCTACTGCACCGGCAACTGCTGCGCCACCAACTATAGCAGTGGGTCCAATCATTCGTGCTGCTCTCAGAGCAGTTAATGCGGTCTTAAGACCGTTCAAATTAGATAAAACAGTAGGTATCCAACCGGCGATTTTCATCGACCACTCTAATAGAGTTCCAAATTTATCTAATAAATTGGAAAATAATTTACCTATAACATTTTGAACAAAATCAAATAATTTCCTCAGAATTCCATGTGTACCAGGTTCTTCATAACTATCTTTTTTTGATATTTTTTTAAGAGCATCGACTAATTTCTTATGCCTTCTTTCATCTTCTTGTCGTTGTTCTAATTCAAAATTTCTTTTTATTTCATCATTCTTTTTTTCATATTCATATTTTTTTAACAAAAAACTATACATTTTGGCAATAATATCTGCATTGCCATCACCTTTTCTCACTGGTATAATGCGTCCCGATGTACCTATAGAAGAATAATGTGGGTTCTTTTTACTTCTTCCCCTTACACTTTTCATAGTTCTATCAACAAGGGATGAGGCCAGTTTACTACCACCACCAAGAAAACCACCAATAGCAGATGAAGTAAATTTACCAGCTAAACCCAAACCCCTTCCCGCAATCTTACTGGCGCCACCTATAATAGCACCAGTAGCCCTTAATGCGGTAGGTACTGCACCTAGAATAATTCTATCAGCTAATGAATCATTACTATGTTCTCTAAGTAAATCTCGTAACATTTATGTGCTCTTTAATTTGATTATTCCAATAAAGCTGGTAAATCTGACAAACCATCATCATCAAAAACTGTATAATACTGACTATCATCAACATATATGTTGGTTTGTAATATATTAGTTGCAATATCTCTTTGTTGTGTTGTATCTGAAATCATATTAGGTATTGATGTTATTACACCACCTTCAGGTATCATCTTTTCTGGGTCTTGTAAAATATTATTTTTTCTTAACTCAAAATGTAAATGTGGATGACCTTTTGCCGCACCAGTATCACCTAATTCTGCAATTAACTGACCTCTATTTACTGTAGTTCCTTCTCCTACAGTAACTCTATTCAAGTGCATATATTTTGTTTCTGTGCCATCACTTCCCTGTAACACAATATATTTTCCAGCTCTGGTATTTTCCCTATCATCTACATGAACTACAGTACCAGAATGGGCCGCGTATATATCATCCCCAATCTTACCTGCATAATCTACGCCCTGATGATAATGATGGAATTTGCCACCATATATTCTCCTATCATGAAGATGACCGTGAGGTGTTATTGTTTGTTTTGATACAGGTGAACCATACCCACCAGGTGATACCACACCAGGAGTTGTTGCAGGGGTTTGGGATAGTGTAGTTTTTCCATAATAACCCATGACTTTAGAAACATAAGCTTTTGTTTCCTTGAATGGTGGGATTTGTCTGCCATACTTCTGTACATTACCTTCACCGGCATTATACGCGGCAACTGCAAGTTGTGTATCATTATTAAATAACTTCAACAGGTATTTCAAATATTTTGCACCGGCTTTGATATTTTCTTCTGGGTCATATTCTTTACCAGAAGGAACTCCATATTGTTTAGCAGTATCAGGCATTAATTGCATAAGACCCATTGCACCTTTGGTGGATTTTGCGCCTGCATCAAATTGACTTTCAGCCTTAATAACCGACTTTATTAACTTAGGATCAACTTTTTCTTTTTGTGCTATGGCGGAAATCAAAGGGTCATATTTAGTTTCGTTAGGACCAGTCCCTATTAATCCACCAAACATATCTTTAACACCAGAAACGAAAGTATCAATATCGGGAGTTATATTAGTGATGTTTTTTAAATCATTCCCTATTCCATCAATTCTTTTCTTAAACCCATCAAATTGATCTTCAACACCACTGAACATAGCCATTACATCTGGTGAGAATAATAATCCAGCAGCACCCAATGCAATCATTCCCAAACCTTTGCGTGATTTCTTTTTATAACTATCTTTGGGACTGGTATACTCGCCACCTAATACGGCAATAAGTTCTGCAATTCTTCTTTCTTTTATTTTAACTATTTCTTTTTGGTATTTTAATTCTAGTTTTCTCTTTTTCTTCTGATGTTCCTCATCCTTTGTCATCAGAATATATAATTTAGCCAATAAATCAGATTCAGAATCTCCCTTTCTTGCGACAAAAGCAGCACCAGAACCAATATTACTAATAAATGGACTCTTACCGCCCAATTTATCAGAAGTACCCATCAGAAACTTTGCGGCTTCTGTTGAGTTACCTCCGTATTTTTCGACGAACATTTCTCCAATTCGTGCAAATGTTTCTTGGTCTACCATTTTTATTTCTTATTGGCCATTTGTTGTTTTATTTTTTCATTTTCTTCTTCAATATATTGAATCAATAATGTAACATATAATTCTCTTTCCCACGGAATCATATTTTCTAGTTCAGTAAGACTATACTTGTGATGTTGCATCATCGAAAAGTTAGTCTTATAATAATTTGCTAGGTTATCATGACGAAAAATTAGACGAAAAAACTTTCCAATCCCTCCACATTAATACTATGGTCATACCCACATTTACTGCATATCATTTGTACAGTTTTATTTAACTTTGGAAGGTTATCAAAGAAATCTTCAATCTTTGCAAACTGATCGTTATTGAGTTCTTCTACAAACCCCATTAATTCTTCTGGTGTTGTTTCGTTTGCATAATAGTATTGTTCTCCATCAAAGATATATTCAATAGAATCAACAATCATTTGAAATGCAATCTCTACAGATGTAGTCTTTTGTTTAATCTTTTCTATTGTAGAGAATTCTGGGTACTTTAATTTTATAGATATTTTATTAGTTAATTGAATAATATCAGACTGTTGTGGGTTCTTTTCCACCTGTAGTTCTAATAGGTTCAAACTAATAGACATTTTATTATTACATTCCTTATCATCTACCTTATTGGTACAGATGTAATTGTTCTCTACAACTTCTCCAACAGACCTTGCGCGTAATTGAATGAAGTAGTATTCTACATCAAGTACAGGTAGTTTATCAATGTCTATATTTTCAGACAAGGTACAATTATGAAGTACCTGTTTGATATTTCTTTCGATGGTTTCACTATCATTAGCTTCAATAGCCATCATTAGGTTTTTCTGTTCTTTGACCAAAAACGGTCTAAAGTTAATTTTCTTTTTCGATAGAGGTAACGTCAACTCATATGTTGGGGTATCTATTCTAGGTAATGCCATATTAAATTCATCCTTTATATGTTAATGTATTAATTAATCCAGATAATGCTTGTGTTCCTAAGTTCTTTAGAATGTTGTTTTCTGTTACATTAGTCCAGTAAGTATAAGCGAATACCACTGACAATTTATGATAACTCTCAGAAGTCCAATCCAAATCCAGTTGGTTAACAGAAACGGGAAACGCATCAACCAACAATGCACTGTATGTTTTGTTATTCTCTAGGTCATACTGATTAATTGTAATATCAGTTACATAGTTTTTCTTGTAGGTAAAATTAAAATTCGATGTTGGGTTAATCAATTCCATCCACGCATCAAATATAACTTTTTCAGACATATCACCAGAAACTATAAATGTCATAGTTAAATCATTATATGTCGATTGATATGCAAACTTTTCAATAGGAGCCGCACCGAACTTTCTTTCTGCTGTTGCTAATGTTCTGGATGGTAATTCGGTAGATTCACATCTTAAATCTAAGTTTTGCCTATTAGTTTGAAATATCAATGCTTGAGGCAATACTATATTAACATCGAACCTAGATGGTCTTGCTAAATCTTTTTTAAAGCTTGAGATAAAGCTATTGATACTAACAGGCATTATGAGTTCTTAACCTCGTTAAGTGAGTCTTGCCAAACTTCATTAACTGAAGCCTTTTTAAATTGGTGTACTGGTAAATAAGAAGCAACATCCCATTCATCTGGTCCAACTGCTATTATTTTAGACCTAACATGAGAAAATAAGTATCTTTTAATACAGGGTCTAAACTCTCTGTACCTTCTGGTTGCATCCAGTATATTATAATTCACCTTGATTCTTTTGAGTTCATCATCTTGGTCATAAATTGCTCTTCCCATTAACTTACTCAACAACATAACCCTATACCTTGGTGGTAGGTAATGGAAATTCAATCCAAGAAACCCATCATTGTATTTTTCTATTGGCATAACCAATGGAAATACATCATAGTATGGTAAATCATTTTTTAGTTTAGGGTTATAGAAAAAGAAATACAAACCACCCAATAAAAACTTCGAGTTTGTACCCAAAGTATACATATTTCTATGTCTATCTTTTTCCTTATACAACTGTCTCGGAATGGCGTTAGGGTTTCTAACCTGTTGCATCTTGTTATTTAACCAGCGCATAGATTCCCTACTCAACATTTCTATTTGAGCAGCATTCTTTTCTTGTGTAATTTCTGTAAGTTTTGAAGTCATATGCTTATTTATGATAGTAATAAATCCTTTTCCGTCAGATATTTGTAGGAAATACCGTCTGTAGATGCCATTACCACAAACTCCCATTTCCTATCCTTACAATATTCTATGGCAGCTTTCCATTTGGCGCGGTTAATGCCCCATGTAGTTACCTCATAGATATACTGTTTAGTAACTCTTTTCTTTTGTTGTGGTGGTTTAGATTCCTTTTCTGGTTTAACTTCTATCAGTAAGGTCTTTGTAGTACCATCTACAGCAACCATTTTTACCAAAAAATCAGGAAAATACCTATGTTTTCGGTTATCTATTGGGGAGGTATAGGGTATGACTATTTCTTCGGATGACCATTCTATAACATTGGGGTTTAAATCAAGGCGAGACATAGCCTTACATTCCCAAGAAGAACGATAAATAATGTTTCTGTAATCCCCTCTATATTTTTGAGGGTTCGTTGGTGTGAACTTTCCTTTATACGCCATAAATATAGTATATATTCATATTTGGACTACCTAATGGCAAAAATAGACATATTCCCGCTAAATATCAATGGCATAAATTCTCCACTGAATTTAATAGACCAAATATTAGCGCCTCAAAACACAGTCGATCATCTATTATATCCAATCGACTTGGCATCAAACCCAACATATTGTCATGCCATACAATTCACTATTCATGAATATAATTACCCTAATCTTACCGCGGCCTTTCAGTCAGCAATAGATATAACATCGAAAGCCACACAAAAAGTAAAAGAAGCAGCAGAAAACGCACAAATACCAACGTTACCTGATGTAAATCAAATACCACAAGAAACAAAATTATTATACAATGCCGCCAAATCTGGTGTGGGTAATATATGGAAAGGGATTAACCCACAAGATATAGTTGCTTTCGCAGAAAAACAATCTGAAAATTTCAAATATGGAAATTTCAGAGGAAAGGCGGATGAAAATATACTATCTACCATATCCCTGTATATGCCAGATTCATTAACTACATCGTATGATTCGGATTATACTGCTATAGAATTAACATCAGCCCTTGGTGCATTTGGTTATTTAGCTAATGCACTATCAGACAGTAAAGTTAAAGGTGGTATTGCAGAAGCAATGGGAGGTAGAGGTATTAGTAATTTGATGGGTAGTGAGATAGGCAAAGGAATAATGGCACAGATAGCCGGTGGTATCACAGGTGGAACTGCCATATACCAACAAGCATTA